GGCCCATACCCAAAGTTCCTCCAATACTCATCTATCACAAGAAATACAGTCCTCTGCTTCTCAGTCATACACGCCCCTATACACGCTTCATACGTCTGTTTAATCGGCTCTTTGTTTAATCTCATTGTAAGTTTTCGTTAAGCTTCACATTAACAGCTGTTAATGTCAGAAAAATATACCCCCCACCACTTTTTGTATAGAAACACATAGGGGGGTCATTCCTTATCAAAGTCCAATACTTGGTCTGGGGATTTTTGCACACCCCCACCCTCGTTTTTATTTGGTGATTGGATGTCAGAACCTAGCGATTGGATGTCAGGAACAGTATGTATATGCCCACCCATGTGCACACCGCCAGCAGGCGCGTCCACCCCCGCCGTGGGTGCGCCCACAGACCCATCAGCAAGGCCGTCACCCCGAATTTCTTGCAGCAATGTGAGCCCATCGTCCTGCTTGGCCGTCACATCGGTCACCTTACCCAGTCTTTGGAGCAGTCTGGTGCGTATGTCCGAGCTCTTGTGGATGATCGTGCTCTCTTTGCGTTCTAGGAAAGCTCCTACTTCGAATAGGTTACCGATTAACTGCAAGGCCTTCATCCTTTGTGCAGGGGGAAAGTCCTCATCAAGTGAGTGCTGGACAAGCTGTTGTACCAGTAAGGCCTTCAGCTGTACAGGGGTTCGATGTTTCTCTGCCTCTAAAGCCAGTTGGTAGGCCTCGACCTCACGGGCAATCCGAGGGTCACGCATTAACTTATAAGGTTCTGTATTGATTGTTCTCTTACTTGCATTGGCCTTATGGCTGACCCTATATGCCTGAGCCTTACTCTCTCCTAATGCGATGGCATGAGCAAATGCCTTTTGCTTACTGGTCAGCTTAGGCCTCTTACCTTCTCCTGACATTAGTAGAGTCTCTATCGGAATGGTATCCAGTCCATCCTTGATCTGCGCGCGAGTTAGTTTCTGTGGCATGGTGTTTTCATAGGTATGAAATAAGAATCCCGAACATAGCAGACCCCGCGAGTCTTTGCAAACCACTACGGCCTGACTGGCCTACGAGCTCCATCACCGCATCCAGTCCCTTCAGACTGATAACCCAAGGACGATTGACCCGCGAGCTCCATCACGCGATGTTTGTCCAGCACCTAAAAATAATTTAAAAAAACATGAATAAAACACTTGACAATGCAGCACATGAATAATGTAATAGCGATTCATGTGTTAGTTTATTAAGGAGTTTAGTTATGAAGATAGACCAGTCAGACCTACAGACCCTACTGGAGATTGCTCGCATTGCCCTCTCAGATGGACACGCAAGCTACCTTGTCTCTATTGAGCTCGACCTCTCTGATAAGGAGCTCGACCGCCTCTATTCAGTTATTGAAGGAGTAATGGGATGAAGCCTCTCTACCTCATTGCTTGCAGTAACAAGAAGCTAGACCGCCCTGCAAAGGGACGCGACCTCTATCAAGGACAAGCATTCAAGTTTGCTATGCGAGCCGCGCAACGCGCTGAAGCTGATGTGATCATCCTCTCTGCCCTTCATGGTGTTGTTCTCCCTCACGCTGAATACGCGCCCTATGACAAAGCCCTCTGCAACATGAGCAAGGCCGAACGCGCCACTTGGTCAGAGATCGTTGAAGCCCAGTTAAAGATGCTCGGTGCATACGACCGCGAGATCACAGTCCTCGCAGGAGCTGACTACGCGCGTGCAGTTAAAGGTTTCCCCAATGTTCGTCTCCCTCTCAAGGGTCAGGGAATCGGACAGCAATTACAGACCCTCAAACACTTAGGAGAATGAGCAATGTCAAAACTAATCCTCAAGAAAAACGGCTATGAGATTTGGGCTAAGTGGGACACAGAAGCCCAAGTCTATGAGCTGTTCTTTGAGCAAGAGTGCGAGTCCTACACAGGATGGGCAGTCGATTCCCTCAAGGACGCTAAGTCGGCCTCTGAGTACATCATTAACGAAAACATCACACAGGGGTAAACATGACAGACCTTGAATACAAATACATGGAAACCCAGTTGATCAAGGCCATCCCTCTGCCGCCACAAGATTGTGGACAGATCAAGATCAAACTGTACTCCGAGCTCGGCCAGTCGAACTGGCTGAACATTTCCCCCGAAACCCTTAAGAAAATTGAATTGGCCTTACTGGAGGACGCATGAAATATTACCGCCACACAATGACCCTGCGCGAGGAGCTCCTGCACCAACGCAGACAAGAACGAGTGCAAGCAGGGTACGAATTCCTGCTCGCTATGTTTGTAGTGCTCGCAGTCTGCTTTATCAGCGTTATGGTGCTCTCATGACCGAAGCCCAGTTTGTCACGACCGAACATGAAGTCATTGAACTGGGCTATCGCTATGAACGAGCCCCAGTTCAAAAGTCTATTGCCATTCGTCAGACCTTCAGCAATCTACTTCAGCAATACCCCATTTACCGCGACCACTTCAAATACTTGTTTGAGCAAGGCCGCAAAGAAGCAAGGAGCAATTAAATGAATGTTCAATTTATCCCCTACACCCTCGGCACACAGTTTGCCACTTATGTTGCCAATGGCGACTTTGACCACCTCACTGATAAAGAGAAAAGGCAGTTTGATGACCTCGAACAATTCTCGCGCCTCGATGCACCCAACGGCTACTACTTTGCTCATTGGTCAATTCAGACCGACCAGTATGACGAATTCGCCAAGTGCGAAGCCACCGACCTTATGGGCAATTGCTATCAGTTTGACGCAGTCTATTTTGAAAAGGAGACAGTATGAACAAGACCCCACACGAAATCGTCCACAAAGAGTCAGGACGCATCATTGGCACCTACCCCACATGGGACAAAGCATTCGAAGCCTATGGCCAACTTGGCTATGAGCAGACAGATCATGCTATCGGTGAAGTCGATACAGGCTATCTTGAACGAGTCAGACAAGCAGACGAAGACTATCGTAAGTCGCGCGAACGATTCGAAGCCATGCGGATTAACAGGGGTGAGCCCCCGCACGAAATTGACGAAGCTAGGTTTTGGGATTTGCTCACAGTCCTTATGCCAGCTGACTGGACGCAGAAAAAAGACACCGAGTCATTCAGACTGATTGAGTGTCAAACCGAAGACCTCTACACATGGTGCGCCCGAATCGGTGATCGCTACTTTGAAATGATCTGCCCAAAGAAAACCACACACGCAAAAATTATCAAACTTGTTAAGGAGAAATTATGAAAGTATTTGAACTAATCGAAAGCCTACAAAAGCTGCCCCCACACTTGGATGTGCTGATCTGGGACGCAGGGAATAGGTCGGGCATTGCAATGGTGGATGACGCATTCATTCATGACGAGCAATACCCATTCGTTGAACTCAACACAGATACGGACGATGAAAAAATTACATTCATAGTTCGCAATCACAACGGCACCGAATTAGGCCAATTTGACACAAGGGACAAGGCAGTCGAAGAGGCCAAGTTTTACCGCGAGCAAACAGGAAACACCACATACATCGAGGAGCAATCAGCATGATCGAATCTAAACACCGCATCACATTTGATCAAGACAATCATGTTATTGATATTGGCAAAGGGCAGGAATATGGTTGTGTCCGAGTGACAGTAGCGAACAACGAATTCATGGTTACTGTTCACGACCAGTTTGCACGCGAGATCAAACGCGATATTTACCCCATCAAACGCAATTTGACTGTAGGAGAAATTGCCTTTATGGACGCATACCACAGCAATGTTGGTGGTGCACCAGCTCATGTTGTTGAAGCCTACTTGCGATCTGATGATAACGACAAATTCTGCGAGGAATATGGCGATGAGTACTACTCAGGACTGGCAGATGCCCTTGGCGTTTGGCAAGACGCAATAGCGTACGCAAGTAAAGCAAAGTAACTCCTGAAGCCCTGCGAGTCAGGGTTTTGGGCGGGATTTTCCGCACATTCGTCCTTTAACTTAACTGGAGAAACAAAATGCCAAATTGGTGTGCCAACTCATTGAAACTTGTTGCTACTACTGCTGAGTCCGAGAAGAAACTCGCAGAGATCGTGCAGGAGCTCGCGCGAGCAAAAGCGGCTGGAGAGAGTGCAGAAATTTTTAACCTCATCAAACCCATTCCTGAAGCCCTAATGATCACATCTGGGTGGTTAGGCAAGGATACCCCCGAACAGGCCGCCCTTGAGCTCGCACAGGCAGCGAACCTCAAAGCCTATGGATACAAAGACTGGTATTCATTCTGTACTGCCGAATGGGGCACGAAGTGGGACGCTAAAACTTGTGACGAAGATGTACCCTACATCCTCGCAGACAACCAAGTGACTATCTTCTTTGATACCGCATGGGCACCGCCAATGCAGATTTACTATGCCCTTGAGGATATGGGATTCAAGGTCGAAGCCACTTACATCGAGCAGGGTGTTGGCTATATCGGTTTCTACACAGACGGGGTCGATACTTGCGAAAAGATGGAACAGTTTTACACCGCAGATGTAGAAACAGACGAAGACGATTTTCCAGTCATTGATCACAAGGTTGACCAGTACTTTGAACGCAATGGTTTCGACCATATGCCCACTAACTTTGGCGGCTGACATTAACAGGTGTTAATGTGAAACTGACGGGAAACTTACAAATGCAACACGAACACGAAGCCTATTCATGGTGGGAATACGATGGGCAGGGGATTCCCCTTGCCCGAGTCTGCGACAAGTGCGTAGATGCCGTTTTAGCCAAATACAACCCCGTAGTGCTCGGCCACTACACCCAGTCAGATGTTGACGAACCAATTAACGAGGAATGAAATGAAAGTAACTATTGAATTTGAATTGCCCGAGGGTCAGGAGATACCAAGGGTCGAGGATATTCTGACCCTGACCAGTCCTGACTGGTACACAGAAAGATGGCACATTGACGATGTGAAGATGGGACGCAATATCACAGACGATCAAGCCCGCGATGTGCTAGAGCTCATGTACAAACACCATGACTGCAACATTGGCACAAATTGGGAATTTATTGAGGCAATGATTGATATTGTTGTTCCTGATTGGACTTTTGAAGGTGAAGAAGCATGATCTTGGAAACACCCGACCAAATCCAAATGGCGCGTATGTTGACCCTGCGTAAAGGACTGCAACTTGAGATCAAGGGAATGCGTCATTCGGGCAGGAGCTGCTACTCCATTATTAAAAAAGAATTCGACCTGACTGGGACACGCGCCCAAGTGCTAGAGAAATTTGAACAACTTATCCCAAACCTCAAGGAGATCACAAATGGAAGTCGTTGAACTACAAATATTCCAGTTTCATGAGCTGGACGAGCAAGCCAAAAGAAATGCGCGTGACTGGTTTAGATCAAACTCGGATTTCCCTTGGTTTGATGAATACAAAGACTGCGTCAAAGCCTTCTGCGATCACTTCAATGTAACCCTGCGAGACTGGTGTCTAGGTGATAGACAAGGGTATGTCAAGACAGACGCAGAACAACGCCACTTCAGAGGGGTCAAACTCTCTGAGCAGGACAGGGACGCTATGCCCACAGGCTTGTGGCTTGACTGCGAGCTCTTTGCCCACTTCTATGACCAATTCAAACGCACAGGGGATGCCAAGGCCGCCTTTGACGATGCCCTACATAACTTTGTTATTGCAGTCGCAAACGATGTGGAGCATTACCATTCTGACGAATCCATTGATGAAACTATGGAAGCAAACGAATGGTCATTCACAGAAGATGGTAAGTTTTACCCCCTTTGGAGAAAATCATGACCAACCTTGAATCAAAAGCAAACGAAGCCTTCTACGCATGGGAAGAGGCCACAAAGACCACAACCCTTTCCGATTCGAGTCGGGAAATGTGGATACTGGGTTATACGCAGGCCATCAGAGAACGCATGACCAACTACGAAAGGGCAGTTGATATCTACGAAAAGCATGGCCAGTCAGGAGTCATTCGTGCCGCCATTTTTGGTGAGATTCACGCAGATGACTGGAGAATATGCTCCCCATGCGATTCTGAAACACCGCACGAGGAGCATACTTGCCTAGTTTGTGGGACAGAGGATTAAAGAAACACACGCAGGGAGTCGGAGACTGCAGCAGTCCCGATTCTCTGCTCAGCATCGTTAAAGTCCTCACCAGCCTCGCCTAACCAATAGTGCGGGGCTATTTTTTTGGCAGTCGCTATCCCCATTGGGTCATTGTCTGCAATCACCAACGGGTCACGCAGATTCTTAGCGACCTCAAGCATATTCCCTGCTGAGAAACACACATGGATGGTGTATCTTTCCCGAAGATGTTTCATTGCCCTTCTCACCGACATTCCAGTCGCAAACCCCTCGACCAAGATGTTCCTGCCCTTGTTGTCAATGACCAGGGATGCACCTTTTGTGCGCTGACCCGAAAGAAATCGTTTTGTGCCATCCTGAGAGATCAGTTGACAGCCAACTAAATTGCCCAAAACCCTCATGGGCAACACCAATAGATCATTCCAGATTAATCCCTTGTCCACGAAACCCTTGCGAACAAGGTAAGGGTGTTGGTCTTTAACAGAGTTATTCACAATGTATGCCGCCCTTTGTGCCGCCTTTTTCTGACGCTGTTCGTGCTCTTGTTTGGCAGCCAACATTTTCTTGTGTGCGTTCGGGTCAGGAACAAACGGCTCTTCAGATTTGAAAAGGATGTGCTTGTCGTGTACTGCGAAATTGATAAGGGCACCTTTGTGGCCATCGAAAATGTACGCGCCATTCTGTTTTCTTGGATGGTCTTCAGTCCCCACCCTCACCCAACGATCAAGGACTAAGTCTTTAATGAGCAGACCATGAGCTCTTGCAAAGTCTTGAAAGCTCATTTGTTAGCCTTTGATTTTGCCCACGCAATGTTGCGCGACTTGATCCATGAGCTGGTCTTTGAGCTCGTTGCCAACGGGTTTGTATGAAGCCCCCTCGGATATGCCCCATACCTTTCCTTGTACTTATGAGCTGCCCAGCCATCCTTGTATCCACGCATACGAGAGAAGTAAATCAACTCAGAATAGAACTTCTGATTCTCGGTTAACAGCTCGCGCTTGGTTGTCTCTAACTCTGTTAATTCACCCGGCACATTCAAGACTTGCTTCATGGCCTTTTCAAAGCCACATTCACCACAAATTCGATCAGGCCAGACCCATAAAGCACCACAAGCAGGGCACTTTGAGTCCTTCTTTTCCTTCTCTGGCGGCTCTTTCTTCGCTGTTTCTGCCCCGTTTGTGAGCTCTGTCACGCCTTCCTCAAACAAAGTGTCCCATTCTTTGCGGAATCTCAGGTAGTTTCCTGAGTGATCAAGCCACAAACCAAAGTCTTTGCCATCGTAAGGACGCATAATCCGCCCCATTTGTTGCACATGACTGCTAAAAGACTTGGAAAACGGCCTCGCAGACACCCCTATCATCACATCAGGGACGTCAAAACCTCTGGTCAGTATGTCAGTAGCCACCAGACCATGGATTAGCGTATCTGGGCGCGCAAAATCCTCGATTGTTTGGGCTTTGAACTCATCATCTTCCAAGTAACTGATAGAAACAAAGTTATATCCGGCCTCTCCAAACTGCCTAACCAAGTCCCTGCCGTGCTCAACTCCCGAGCAAAACACAACAGTCTTCCTTGGCTTGCCAAACACTTGCATGGTCTTGTTGATCCATTCTTGAACAATGTCACCCGTGATCTTCATGCCTCGGTGTGATACCTCATCAGCCGACCATTCGCCAGCAACTAACTTAGCCCCCGTCATGTCAATCTCTTTAGCGATAAAGATCTTTAACGGTGTTAACCACTTGTCCTCGATCAGCTCACCAGTAGGTTTTGCGCCAACCACATTCGTGTACACATCCCCAAGGCCATTCGTAAAGGGAGTGGCGGTCAGGCCAATCACTTTCATCTCAGGGCGGTCTTTGATGAACTGGACGATCTGCTTACGCTGGACATGGCATTCGTCAATGATCAGCATCGAGACATCAGGGAAGTTATCCCGACTCTCCAACGTCTGTGCGCTGCAAACCTGAATCTTCTCGTAAGGACGATAGCGCCAATGTGATGCCTGCATAACCCCATGAGGGATTTTGTAGTTCCCAAGGCGCGTACTGGTCTGGTTGACCAACACAATCCGGTCAAGAACCATGGCCACGTTCTTGGATTGCTTGGCTTGTTCGAGCATGATGGCCATGGCCACCTCAGTTTTCCCAAAGCCAGTCGGAGCATATAACAACTGGCTTCTGTGGCCATCTAGAAACCCTTGGGCGAGCTTCTCCACAACTTCCGCTTGGTGCGGTCTTAATTCGAGCATTTGATTCTCCTGCTGGGATACCGCCCAGCTTCGGGTTTAAGCCTTTTCTGCCTTCTCAGCACGTTTCTTCCAGTAGTTGACTTGCTTGATCATCTCAGCATTCTTACTCTGGAACTCATTACGGGACTGGGTCATTGTTCTGAGTTGGAACTCCAGGTCTTTGACTTGCTCGCGCAGCTCTTCAATCGTTTGCTTAACTTCCTCACGGGCTTTCTCTGATACTGGCAATGACTTGACTGCCAACATATCCTTGAGCTTTGCGTTCTCCTCTGCCAACGCTGTGTGCTCGATGGCCATCTCTTGGAGCTTGTCCTCTTCGGTGTACTCAGGCTCTGGAGGGGGAGCTACTGGCCGGCCAGCCTTGGATACGTCCATCTTGCGGCCATTCTTGTCCACGCGAGTGGCCTTCTCAAGACCTAAAGCCTTACGAACACGGCCTACAGTCATTGACGATACATCGCAGATGATTGCAATCTCTGTGTCTGTCTTCTCTCCGAGCTCAATATCCTCAAGGGCGAGCTGGACAACGTAACGGCGCTCATCTGGTGAACGTGGCTTACCATGCTTACCATTGGCCTTTAAACAAGCTAAGAAGGCATCGCGCTTGGTGCCTTGGTTGATGTTGGCCTCGATCTCTGTGAACCCTGCGCGTTTGTGTGCATGGAATCTGTGGAAGCCATCACTAGGCCAGTAAGACTTACCATCAAACCACAAATCAATCGGGGGGAACTTGTCTTTGCCTTCGAGCAAGATCTCTGTGTAATGCTGAACCATTGGCTCGTCAATCTCTTTACGGGGCTGAGTGCCACCGTCTAAACGAATCTTCTGTAGTTGAACTTTCATTGCTTTCCTTTGTTTGGTGTTCTTCTTGATGCTCTGCCAGCCCAGCAGGCCGCGCAATGCCACTTTGTGTGGCTTAACTGGATACCACCCTCTGGCGGCTTCATTTCATTACAACTGGTGCACTCCTTATGTTGATGTACCGGCTGCTTACTGCCGATTGATAGTTGTTGTTTAGCAAATCCATTCACTTCTTCATACTCCTTATGTAAACGGTGAAACTGTCTATTGTGTCCTGACCAAAGACGGTCATCTTCTGAATCTCTAAAGCCACCTCCTCCAGCACTTGGTTGCGCTGAGAGGGTGATACATATATCTCGTTCTCTAATTGGGTTTCAACCATCTGACGTTTACGCCAGACCAGCGCCTTCTCCCATATGCTTAAATCCAACTTGGACATGGAATTCCTTTCATTTCTGGAAATGCTTTATCTACGATTGCTTGAATTCTCTGGCGAATAATTCGCTTCTCTTCTGCCGCCCTGATGATGGGCATCACAATCCATCTGTACTGGTTGTTGGCCTTGATCTTAGCCATGATCCGGCGGCGGTTAGTTCTAATCTTCAAGTGTTTTTCTCCTTCAACTTGGCCTCGATGGCTTCGGCATAAACTTTAAATGTCGGTGGCATCTTGTACTGGCTCATTAACAAATTGACCGCAGTAGCAACATCAACAGATCGCAAAGCTTCAAGCCTTTCTGCATCTGTCAGACCCACCCAAGGGCGAACGTAGTCTTGAATGTCATCGTCATCCATACGCTTATTGAAGTGATACGGCTGACCCTTCTTTCTCTCTATCTCACGCTCTAAACGCTCGAACTCGTCATCTTCATCGGTGTGAATCATGCTTCCTCCTGTAGTGATATTGGAATGTAAAAACAAGCTTTGCTCTTGCTGTCCTGCACATTAACAACGCCGTTACCGCGCGTCTGCTCTGGGTGATCTATCCAGCGCTTGCAGTTCTCGCACTTGTCGCTCGGACTGACTGGCTTACAACGGGTGTATTCACTTGATAGAGGAGTCACTTTGACCCCCTAACTCTCATCATTGCATCTGCGTATTGATAGGCAACAATAGCCGCATCATTTATGTCATACGACTCTGCTTCATTCATCTCTTGAATTGCCATTGGCAAAGCTTGAGCTGCAAAGTAATCCCTCAGATCCATGCCGCCATCACCGCCTACAGCTGTGACACGCGCTTCATTGTTAATGCTGAATGTGGGTGTTGGAAATGCTTTCATGATTGCCCCCTTGCTCGTATTTGTGCCGCTACTCCCACGCGAGGGAATCCGTTACTGTTCCAATTCTCAGCAATCTCTGCACACGCCTCACGCTCATGTTGTGCTACTA